GAAACAGTATTCAGCTTTTGTCACTAAGACCTAGATTAACATTTAATGGTATTACTAATAGATCTAGAGTAGCTTTTATAGATGTAGAAATCTACCTTGATGGTAATGGATCAATTAAATGGGAATTATTGGTAGGACAAGCTATTACTGGAGGTACTTGGGGGGATGTAAATACTTTATACTCTTCTTCTGAAGCAAACCCAACTAATAATGGTACAGCTACAGCTACTTTATCTGGATCTCCAATAGCAGTAATTGATGCTGGGTGGGTAAGTTCTTCTGCTCAAACTCAATCTGTAACTAACACAGCAGTTATAACAAGATACCCTATTACACTTGATGCAGCTGGATTGCAAAGAGTAGCTGGAAGTTTGACTTTAAAAATTACAACAGTATCAATAGTATCTAGTCCTGTAGTATACGGAGCTATTAAATTTAGAGAAATCAGATGAGTCAAGGATTTACAAAAGGTGTACCTGTTGATACAGATATTAATTTAGCTGCTGATAGCAACTTATTAGTACCTTCTCAACATGCTATAAAAACCTATGTAGACAATAACATTAATCCTGGAACAGTAACTTCAGTTCAATTATCTGGAGGTACTGGTATTACAATAGGTGGAGCAAACCCTATTACTAGTACTGGTGTTATTACTGTGACTAATAGTGCTCCTGACCAAACAGTATCTTTAACTGGAGGAACAGGAATAAGTATAACAGGAACTTATCCAAGTTTTACTGTAATAAACTCTAGTCCTAGCAGCGGAGGAACAGTTACTTCTATTGCTACCAGTTCTCCAATTACTGGAGGTACTATAACAGGAAGCGGCACAATAGGAATTACACAAGCTACTACAAGTACTAATGGTTATTTAAGTAATACTGATTGGAGTACTTTTAATAGTAAGCAAGAAGCAATTACTTTAACTACAACAGGAACAAGTGGAGCTTCAACATTAGTTGGTAATACCCTTAATATACCTCAATATAATGGTGTTATAAACTGGGCTGTTACAGAATCATTGCCTAGTATAGGGTCAACAATTAAAGCAGATCCTGTTAATACTCCTATTTCTGGTACAACAAACACCACCATGAGTCCACTTAGCCAACGTATATCTTTAGTTGGAGTGTGGTTACCAAGAGCATCCACTATTACTGGAATAAAGTTTATACAAGGAGCAATTGGAAATTTTACTGCTAGTAATTTTAACGGTGTTGGATTATATACTTTATCAGCTGGAACATTTACAAGAGTGGCAATATCAGCAAATAGCGCTACAACATGGACAAGTGCTGGAGTAAATACTCTGAAAGCAATACCATTTACATCTACATATAGTGCATCAGCTGGATTATATTTTGCGGCAATTATGTATAGTGCTTCAGCAACTGTAACTTCTCCAACTCTGTTTACAATTCCAAATACTACTTATTTGTCTTTTACTCTTGATAATACAAATGGAGTTTATTTAACTATGTTTGTAAACAGTCAAACTACAATGCCTGCTACTCTTACAATACCTGGAGGCTTTTTACAAAGTAATATTCCATATTTAGCTTTATATTAAACCATGGCAAATTATTTCAAAATAAAACCAATAAGAGTTGGTGAGCTACAAGAAAAAGAAGCTAACGCAATTATGTGGTATGTTACCAACTTAACCAGAAATGCTGATTTTGCTATTGCTCAATGTTCTCTTGTTCAAATTAATAATGACGGTAGTTCTGTATTTGCAACTTCTTTTCAAGTGGAAATTGATAATGCTACTCTCCAATCCTGGGGAAGCGATGACACTGTGATTGATAATGTAGTGTTAGCATACAGTCCTTTATTTGAAAGAGATGATGCATAAAATAGCTATAAAAAGCAAATTAAATTTTAAATAACTTGTAAAATAACGTAAAAATAAACTCTATTTTTGTAAACTAGTAATAGAAAGATTGTGGCGATGGAAAATAAACTAGATTTCTCAGCATTGGAGAGGCTTAATATGCCTCCTATTAATATTGAGGCTAAAGACCTTGAATCAGTAGAAGGTCAACCTTTATTGACTAAAGATGAAATAGAAGAAGCAAAAGAAACTGCAATTCAAGAAGTTAACGGAATTGATGAATTTTCACAAGAAGAAAATACAGAGGATTCAGAAGATTCTGGACAAACTTCCACAGAAGAGCAATCTGAGGCAGAAACTCCTGAGTATGATGATGAAGACTCAGAAGGAAATGCAGGAGCTGATGAAGAATCATCAGTAGTCCAAGCTGTAGCTGAATGGGCTAAAGCTAAAGGCATTTTTGACTATGAGGCTGACCAGTTTGAAGATTCTGAGGAATGGCTTGAAACTAAACTTGTTGAGAAATCAAAAGTTTATGCAGATGAGTGGAAAGAATCCCTTCCTCCAATTATTAAGGAAGTAATTAATAATTATGAAGAAGGAGTACCTCTGGATGAGTTGATTTACTCTAAATCCAGAGAAATGGAGTATAATGCAGTTGATGAAGATGATCTTGGCAAATCTGATGGTTTGCAAAAGAAACTTGTAGCTGACTGGCTTTATACCCAAGATTTTAGTGACGATGAAATTGAATCTAAAATCAAGAAATACGAGGATGCTTTGATTCTGGAAGATGAAGCTAAGACTGCCCTTAAGAAACTTAAAGCTTATGAAGCTAAGTACCAAGAGCAGTTAAAAGTAGATACTGAAAGAAAAAAGATGGCTGCTCAAGACCAATATAATCAAATGCTCAAGCAAATTGAGACTGATATTATGAGTTCTGAGGAAATTATTCCTGGCATTCAGCTCTCTAAAGAAGAGAAGAAGAAAGTCTATGATGCTTATACTAAGCAGGACTCTTCTAGAAAAACTCAACTTATGAAAGCTCTTGAGACTGATCCTCAAGCTTGGTACAAGATCACACAGTTTATGGTACTTATGAATGGTAACCTTAAAGATGTAGAAAAGAAATTAACTACTAAGGCTGCTAAGAAAGTTAAAGAAACTGTTAATACTTATAAAGAGACTCCAGGACTTAATAAACTTACAAGTCCTTCAAGTTTAAAAGCAATGAAAAAAGCCATTGCAAAGATTAAAAAGACTTACTAATAACCCTTATATATTTAAAATACACACAAAATGGCAATTCAAGGAATTAATGCGCTACAGGTGTCGTACTCCAAAAGTTGGGCTGGCCTAACTACGGATAACCACTTGTATGCTATCTATCAAAATGAGCCACAGCTCGCTACTGACATTGTAACTGAAGTTTTCAACAAACTTGGTTATTCTGGTCTTGACAACTTCCTCTCAAAATACCCAGTTAAAATCATGGAACATGATGGGGAATATGAGTGGATGCTTAAAGGTGATGACCGTAAGGCCATCAAAATTGTAAATTTTAGTGCTGCTGATTCTGCACGTCCAGGTCTTAACCAATCTATCTTTACCATTGAAATGGAAGAGCGTTGGTTTGGCCAATCTGATGTACTTCAGTTTGATGATAAAGAGTATACTGTTAGAATTGTTTCTGATGGTTATGCTAACGGTACTAACTGGGTATATGAGGTTCAAACTATGGATCCTACTGTGGGTTCATTTATTCCTCCACAGTTATTGACTGCTGGCAGAAAAGTATCTCGTGGTTGGAATGCTGTTACTAACACCCTGAATGATGAGTATTCTGGTCCTCAGTTTACTTCTCACTTCAAAATGCGTAACATCTTCTCTACTATGTCTAAAGAGCAGATTGTTGCAGGTAACATGCATGACCGTCCTTTGTTGATTAAACTTACTTATGATGGTAAGCCTTTCACAACCTGGACACGTTGGCAAGATATTGTTACTGACTATCAGTGGAAGAAAGAAAAAGCTAACAACCTGATGTTCTCTAAGATCAATCAGAAGTCAGATGGTACTATTGCTAACAAAGGCCGTAATGGTTTTGTAGTTAAGCAAGGTGCTGGTCTCCGTCAGCAGATTTCTCCTTCTTACAAATTCTACTACAATACGCTTACTTTGGATTACTTGTTTGAAGTAGCATTGAACCTGTCTATCAACATTCTCCCTGAAGATCAGCGTGAATTCTTGATCTTGACTGGTGAGCGTGGTATGATTCTGTTCCACAGACTTATTGAGGACAAAGTACACCTGTTCCAACCTTTGGATTCTAAGCGTGTATTTGGTTCTGGTCAGAATCTTGGATTCAGTGGTCAGTACAAGACCTTCTTGGGACCTCAAGGTGTTAAATACACTGTGATGCACATGCCTGAGTATGATGATCCTATTGACAACCGTCTTCCACATCCTGATGGTGGTTACACTGAGAACTACCGTATGACTATCATGAACGTAGGTACCACAGATGGCCAACCTAACATTCAGAAGGTTATGCCTAAAGGTTCTGAGAAGAAGTGGTATGTTCCTGGCGCAGTTAATCCTACGCAAGGTCCGCAAAATGGTGGTATGGGTGCTTCTAAAGTAGATGGTTACAGCTGGCACTACATGTGTACTCAAGGTATCATGTTGCGCAACCCACTGTCTGCAGCAGAAATTGTTCCTAATATTTCTTATTAATTAATTTAGGTTGATTGTTTGGGGGGTGTAAAAAGCCCCCCTTTCATGAGACCAGTACTAAGTGTAGAAAGATAAAGTGAGATGGAAAACAGTACAAATGGGGT